ATAGGGGGGTTTTCGGCGAGTGTTGCCTCATGTTCATTTTATCCCCCCTAGCATCTTTTATTTGAACTGCTTGTTTGTTTCATAGTTTAGGGAGGGTTCGTAAGGGCCCTTTCTTATTTAAGAGAGTAAAACACATAATGTAAATATTTATTATCGAATGAATAAAACAATTAAAATACCTGATTATTTTATGGTTAAGCACTACAAAACGCTTAACATATTATCATCACTAGATGAAACAGAGCAAATGATTGCTGTGGTTTCAGCAGTAACAGGTGAGTCGTATGATGATGTACTGCAATGGAGTATGCCTTCTATTATAGAGGTGTATAAAAAAATTAATGACATAATGAATAATAAAAGCCAACAGTCATTCCATCCCATAATTGAGTGGAATGGAGTGATGTATGGCTTTAGAAACATGTCTAAAATGAATTTAGGTGAATATATTGACCTAGATACATTAACTAAAGATGTAGAACGCAATTTAACTGATATATTAGCTTTATTGTATCGCCCAGTAACTCGTAATGAAATCAATACAGGAGCATTTATATGGAAATCAACAATTAAAGCATTAAAATATGAGGTTGAAAACGTGTTTGATTATTATGATGTAGAGGATTATGATGCTGATATACGCAAAACTAAAGCGCCTGATTTTGAGGAATTTCCTCTAGACATAGCCCTTGGAGCTATGGCTTTTTTTTTAGGTACCAAAGCAATGTTGTTAAGCGATACTCTGTTATCTTCCCACAAAACCCAAATGGAGAAAATGAGGAAGAAGACGAGCAAGATAAACTTTCAATTGCAAAGCACTACGGCTGGTTACTTACACTCTATGAACTTGCAGAAACCTCCATCTTATCAATCACAGGAGACAAAAGTCTCATTGAATTAAACATTTTATTTGTATTTAATTATTTATCATTACAAAGAGAATTATCATTAGAAAAACAACAAAAACAAAAACAAGTTAAACCAAGACTATAATATGGAAAATTTAGAAAATAAAATCGCAGACTCAGTTCAAGAGTTTTATATCTCACCAACACCTAAAACTAAATCCGCTAAAGTAGAATCTACATTCTATCACCCTAATGAGGAGGAAATAGTAAGGAAAGCTCAAAAAGCAGGATCTCATTTAGTGTGTAGTGCTTATGGTATTACACCTGAGCAATTAAATGAAATTTTATCTAGACACAATAATTGTAACTGTTAATTATGGCTGACTTTCCAGATTACCAATACATTGTAGAGCAGTTTAGAACTGCGTGTGATGAACACCTCGCTATACATTCATTTGGTGAGGGAAGTATTGACAGATTAGATTCACTATCTCAAAATATAAAATACCCATTTGCTTTTTTACGACCTATCCAATCAACAGGTATGGTATTAAATCCTAATGGTGTATCAGGTGCTCGCTCACTTAATTTTGAATTTTATATGATGGATATACCTCAGTTAACTGATACTGATGTATTAAAATTACAATCACAAACCGAGGTTTACTTGTATGATATAATTGCTTACTTTAACTTAGGTGCTGATCAACAAGAACAATTTATAACATTAAGTAGTATTTCCCCATTATACGAGGCATTTAATGATCGCGTAGCAGGATGGGTTGCAAATATTACTGTTACCACTTATGGCACATTAGACTTCTGTAATTTTCCTAAATTATAATGGCTACTCCTTTACAACAAGCATTACAACAAGTTGGTAACCAAATAGTTGCCCAGATGAAGGCTAACTTACAACGTAATAACAATAATAATACGGGTGAGTTATCTAATTCAATCAAAGCAACGGTTACAGATAATAAACTTGTAATCACAATGCTTGATTATGGCCAATGGGTTAACAATGGAAAAGAACGAGGACCAGGTAGAAAACCACCAATTAAAGCAATTCAATTCTGGATTGCTAAAAATGGTATTACACCTCGTGGTGGTATTACAGCAAAACAATTACCATTTGCTATTCAACGTGGAATAGGAAAACGTGGCCAAGTAAGAAGAAGAGCATTCCCATTTATACAACCAGCGGTTGATACTGTAATTAAACAAGATTTACCAGGTATATTCAATAAAGCAATCAAACAAGAAATAGAAACCTTATTTAAAGCAAAATAATGTCACAAATTACAATACAACAAGCAGCAGCACGATTAAACTTAGCCAACTCAGACATGATCTGGGAGGTAACAAGTGTAAGTTCATCTGCTCCTCAATTCCAATACGTGTTATCGCTTCAAAGTGGATGTGGTACTGTTTTAACAACAATTAAACAACAACCTAATCCATCAGGTAAAGGTGTATTTAACTTAGGACGTATAGTAAAACAATACTTAGATTATGACACTTATGCTTTAGATATGGGTGCTACTGGTTCTTTATTTAATAAAAACACTGAAACAGCTAAATTCTTTAGAGTAGCATTTGGTGAGGAATTTGGTACATCAACCACATCAAGTGTAACATCATTTACAGGTGTAGGCAATGCTACAGGATCAGCCGCATTTACAGGTTCAAATCCATTTTATTATTTGTTAAATGGTACTTTAGACCCTAATGCTGGGGATTGGAACTGGAATACTGGTTCTTATTTTGTGATGAGACCTACCCCTAATTCACAAACATTCAACTCTCAGGTTGCTTTAACAGATGCCCCTCGTACTCAATATGTTACTCTCGCAGATTACGCGAGTATATCGCTTTTAAACGGCAACCTCTCTCAAGTCACGGGCTCCGCACAAGATATAGCTTGGGTTGAATATACGCTGTATTATACAGGATCAGTTATTGCAAGTGCATCATTTGATAACTTAGACAATACTGGTAATTTTAGATCAGGTGGTCCTCGTACTGGATCAATTTCAAATGCATTTCCAAGCACAATTGATACTTGTACTAGCACTAGTGGTTCGCAAACATCAGGTTCTTTATTAGTTCACGTAGGTGTTGGTCCACAAAACTTGCTAGATAACGGTGGTTTACCTCAACTTACAGGTTCATGGGATTATTATGAGGTTGAATTTTATCCACAAGGTCCTTCAGGTCCTAACACTAATGGTGTTTGGGACAAATTTACATTCTATAAACAAGATGCATTGTGTGGATATGATGGAAGAAGATTTGCCTGGATTAATAGTTATGGTGTGTGGGATTATTTTAATTTCCAATTACAAGAAAATAAAACCACAGCGTTAGATTTTGGTACATACAAAAGGAATTTTGTTAATTACAGTACAACAACCAACAGTGTAGGATATGATAAAAAACGTAGAGGTACTGATGGGTACTATACTAATATATCTGAGAATTTCCAGGTATACAGTGATTGGTTAACACAAGAACAAGCTGACTGGTTAGGTAGTAGTGGTATATTTTATTCACCTAACGTTTATATACAAGATGGAACAGATTGGTTACCAATAATTGTTCTAGATAATGAATTTGTATCCAAAACAAACCCACGTACACAGAAAAATTTCCAATATATTGTTAATTATACTTTAGCAAACAATAAGAGAAGCAGATAATGGCTAACCAATATTCAGTAATAATTAGAGCAACAAACGATTTAGGCAAAAAATTTGACCTAGAGGTACTCGATATACCTGATTTTTTATTAGATATATCAGCTATTGAATTAGGGGAGATAGGAACTGTATTTGGTATTTCATCTCAAGAGGTAACATTACCTGGTAATGATAACAGCAATAGATTCTTCAATAACGTATTTGATATAGGAGCCACACCTGCTGTTGCTTTAAACAAATCAGTACCTTGCCAGGTATTAGTTGATGGAGAGGCTGTATTCACAGGTAAATTACGCATTAATAATGTTGTAAGTGATCAATATAATGATATTGTTTATAACTGTGTTGTATCAAATGAAACAGTAGATTTTCGTATATTAAACGAGAATAAAGCAATTGCTGAATTAAACTGGTCTAAATATGCTCACCCATACACTTACACTAGTATATCTTCATCGTGGGCTGAAACATTATTTACTGGATCAATTTCAGGCTCAATTCTATATCCATTAGTTAATTATGGTGCTAATCCCTCAAACGTTAATTCACCTGGATTTGAGTTTGGTGGTGCAAAGTATCAAATGGATAATCCAACAACACCATTACAAGTATCACAATTTAAACCTGCCGTACAGGCTAAAACAATTATAGATGAGATATTCAGTGCTATTAATTACAAATACACATCATCATTTATCAACAGTAACTTATTTAAAGAAGTATTTTTATTAAATACACCTGATGATAAGGATGGTTTATCGTTTGTTTCACCTACTAGTGGTTCTAAAGCATTCGCTACTGGATCACAATCTGTAGCTAGTGGATTTACAACGTTAGTACCTACACAATTAAACTATCAGGCTACTGTTTACAATAATGGAAATAACTTTAATGTAACAACAGATACTTATACTGCTGATTATACTGGTAATCACATTTTAAATTTCAACATACCTTATAATATTACCTCCAATTTTGGTCCATTAGTAAAAAATAATGCAGGCAGGAAATTTATATTATATGTTTGTAAAACATCACTAGCTAATGTTATTCATACTAGTGTTACCCCATTACCTACCTCAACCTCAGGTACAATTAACACAGGAAATATTAGTGTAAATTTAACTTCAGGTGATGTACTATTATTTTTCTTTGCATTACAAACACCATCATCTAATGGTATAGAACAATTTACAACTATTGTTACCGCTGGATTAAATGGTGTTTATGTTACTATACAAACACCTCAGAACCCAGTTGGTGGTACTGTTGATGTATCTAAAGTATTTGGTGATATTAAGGTATTAGATTTTATGAAAGGTTTAATTGAGAAATTTAACCTAGTAATTGAACCATTTGAAAACCAAAAGAATTTCTTACGTATTGAACCATATAATGATTGGCTTAATTTAGGTACTACAATCAACTGGACTGAAATACTTGATAGATCAATTAAATATAAAGTAGAACACCCAGTAAATAGTTTACCTAAGAAATTTATATTCTCAGATGATTATGATGAGGACGTATTAAACAAATATCAATTTGATAATACATCAAAAATATATGGTTCGTATTCATATCAAACTGATAGTGACTTAGCTAGTGGTGAGGAACAAATTGGTGGATTTTTTGCCGCTACACCTGTTAAAGGATTACCTAGTAAAGGAAACAACGGTACTGTAGTTGTACCTTGGATGGTAAAACAAGAACCAGGCAAATATGCTCAACCATTTAAATTTAAACCTAGGTTATTATTTAGACAACCAATTAAAAACATTCCAAACAACGAAATGTTTGGTACTATTACTGGTTCATTTGCCGCACCTACAGGTTCAACATTTTATTATATTGATGATCCTCAAAATAGTGGTATTCGTGCTTTATCATACTACAGAACAGTATTAGCAACTAGTGAATCACCTACTGTATTTACCTCATCATTAGATTTACATTACACAAACATAGGATATTATCCATTTCAGCAACCTGCTGTAAACGGACAGTGTCAAGATGGTGTATACAATAGATTCTGGGCGTTTTACATCAACTCATTATATGACATTGATGCGCGTTTATTAACGTGTAATATTGTATTAGATCCATCAGACATAAAAGATATCAGATTAAATGATAAGATTTTTATAGACGGTCATTTATACAGAATTAATAAAATTACAGGCGCTAATTTAGTACAACGCCAATCAACTCAGGTTGAATTAATTAGACTACCTACTCGTACTCAGCCATTTACAGGCAGACGTAGAGTACCTACAGGTATGAATCCTCAGGATTTTGAAGACGTTATTATTAATGGATTTACTGATGGTGGTAATGTTACTTATGTAAATTATGAAACTAATGATCCTGTTACTGATTTTCAGGTATTATCTTATGCTGCTGGATTAGATGGATATGAGGCTTATGATGAGGAGGTTGCTTGGAATACTCAAGATGTAACAACAGTAAACCCAACATCTATTATTTTAGGTAATACTAAATACAACGAAACTCAAAATTATGTTATTTCAGTAGGTGCGGGTAATGATTTATCTGATAACGCATCTAACATTACTATATTTGGTACTGACAATACAGTATCTAATGCCGCTAGCAACGTTACAGTAATAGCTAATAGTGCATCTATACTTGAATCAAACAATACAATTTTATTACAGGCAACTGGTAACGCTTCAGGTTCACGCATTGTAACTGGATCAGAAAACAATGTTATTATAAATCCTATTCGTAATATAACACCTTATTACAATTCAACAAATCCTAATGTTGTATTAGGTGATGTTAAAACACAAGGAACTAAAGCAGTTGATTATTACCAAAACACATTTGGTACAGGTTCAAATCTTTATTTAAGTGGTTCTGATGGGCAATATTCATTCTATGATTTAACTTATTCAGGATCAACTGGATTTGCCACTATTAATTTACCTGATGTAACTAGTATAGATGGTTTAAGATATCAATTCTTAGCCAACGGTGTTTCATCAACTAAATACTTTAGAGTATTACCTTCAGGATCACAATTAATTGATAGTGGTTCCTCTAAATCATTAACTATAACTGGTTCATTATATGAAATACAAGTTATTAGTGGTTCATGGAAAACAATTATAGAACCTGGTGTTAGTGGAGGTGGTGGTGGAGGTGGAGCAATTACAGCCTCATATATTTCAGTATTTGACACTACAGACCAAACTATAGATGGTGCATTAACAGCATCAGTATTTGAATTTAATAATGTTGATTTTTCTCAAGGTATAACATTAGTATCAAGTTCACGATTTACTGTAGCTGAGGCGGGTATTTATGATTTACAATTCAGTGCCCAATTAGATAAAACAACAGGAACAAAACACGATGCTTATATTTGGTTAAGAGAAAATGGAACTGATGTTCCTAATAGCAATACTATTGTGACAATGGGTGGTGGTTCAAGTGATTTAGCAGTTGCGGCTTGGAATTTTTATGTGAGTGCCTCGGCAGGTGATTATTATGAAATTGCTTGGACTGCTGATTCAACTCAAGTTTTCTTAAATTCTGTTGCTGCTGCTCCAGGTGTTTATCCTGCTGTTCCATCAATTATAGCCACTATGGGAAAAATAGGTGGTGGTACTACAATCACAAACATAAGTGGTAGTGGTGTTGGTTTTCCATTTACTGGTTCAGCTGTCATTACTGGTTCACTAAGTCTAACAGGTTCATTTGAATTTACAGGTTTAATTTCAAACCCAAATAACTTAATTTCTCCCGTAACAACTAAAACAGCATTCAATTCATTACTAATAGGACCTATTTATAATAGTTCAAGCATAACTGTAGTATCAGGTTCAGTACTAAAAATAATATAATATGAGTAATCTTTACGTAGATATAATTAATCCCTTTACCTCAGGTTCAACACTAGTTTCAGTGTCTGCCTCTTATGCGGCTACTGCCTCACACGCTGAATCTGTATTAAGCGCATCGTATGCTCTAAATGCAACAAATGCGGTCAATGCAACAAGTGCCTCATACGCACTAAATGCAACTAACGCTGTAAATGCACAAACAGCATCGTTTGCTACTACATCATCATTTGCAACTAATTTTACTTGCTCAAATATTAATGTAACTGGATTAGCAACTGTACTTTCAGCTAGTATTCAATACTTAGAGGTAATTTATCAAACATCATCTGTTGTTTATTCTTCAGGTTCAAACACATTTGGTGATGCGGCAAACGATACTCAAACATTGTGGGGTACTGTAGATATTATAACTGGACCAACTATTATAACTGGTTCAATAAGGGGTAATGTAACTCCTTTAACTATTGCTTCATCTACAGCATCATTAAATTTAGCAACTGGTAGTTTCTTTACATTAACATTACCTACAGGCTCAACACATATTAATCCTACAAACATAAATGGAGGACAAACTATTAATTTGATATTAACAACGGTTAGTGGTAGTACAGTAACGTTTCCATCAAGTGTAAAACAAATAAGTGGTTCCGCATACACACCAACAGCAGCATCATCAACTGATGTATTAACATTCCTTACACCCAACAACAGTACTTTATTATTGAGTGCAGTTAAAAATCTAGTATAACATGGCTATTGAACAAACCGTAGTAATAAACACCGATACTAAAAGTCTAGCTGACTTAAGAAAAGAAATAACTAGCATACAAGCTCAACTTGACTTAACACCTACAGGAACTAAAGAATACGATGACTTAGTTGTTAAATTAAGACAAGCTAAAGGTGAAATAAAAGACTTTAAAGAAGCAACTAAAGGTTTAGATCCTGATCAACGTGCAGCTAAATTAGTAAATGCATTTCAAGGAATGACTGGTGCTATACAATCAGCAGCAGGTGCATTAACTTTATTTGGTGGTAATAGTGAAGATTTAGAAAAAGTAGAAAAAAACTTATTAGGCATTATCGCTATTGGTGGTGGAATACAACAAACAATTGAAGGTTATAATGATGCTATCGATGTTATTGGTCCTAAACTAAGTGCTTTAGGTCAAAGTATTAAATCATCATTTACCACAGCTTCAGGAGCAGTTAATGGATTTAAAGTTGCCTTAGCCGGTATTGGTATTGGTTTACTTATTACTGCAGTAGTACTTTTAGCAGATAAACTAGAGGGAGTTGATGAAGCTTCTAAGAAAGCAGCTGCAGGAATTGCAGAATTAGCTAAAAAACAGAAAGAGTTAAGAGGTGAACTTCAAGCTCTAAATGAAACTGAATTAGAAACAGCAGAACGAGGTTTAAAAGAAACACTTGAACTAAGAAAAAAGATTAGTAAAGATCAAACAATACTATTTGATGATTTAAATAGAGCAGAAACGGAATCTCAAAAACTAGCAATTAATGAAAGGATTAAACAAAAGACTCTTGAATATACTCAGACAGAAATAGATGAAAAAAAGTTTAGAGCTCAAATTAAATCTATTCAGGATCAAGCTGACAAACAACAGAAAGCAGATGTAAAACAGTTAAATGATGATCTTGAAAGACTTGCTAAAGAAAAAACAGCTAAAGATGAAAAGAATTTAGAAGAAAGAATAAAGAATGAAAAAGATGCTTTACTAGACCTTGCAGAGGTTGAACGCCAATTTTTCTTAGAACAGGAAAAAACTGATGCAGATAGAGCAAATAGAGAGTTTACTAATACCTTAGAAAGACTTAGAGAACAGAAAGAGGCTGAATTAAATCAACTTAACCTTACTGAGACTGCTAAACAAGCTATCAGGGATAAGTACAATAAGTTAGAGATATTAGCTGAACAGAAAAATGCAGCTGACCTTGCTCGTATAGCGGCTGAGGCAAATCAGAAACGATTAGATGCTGATCTTGCAGCAATCGAAAAAGAAATTACAGAATTTGGTACAAAAGCAGCAACTTTAGAGGAAGCTATTAGTATAGAAAGACAACGTAGATTTTTAGAGGAAAATAGAACAGTTGAACAAAATTTATTACAAACATTACTTAATTTAGATGGTATATATCAAATATCTCGTGATAAAATTAATGAAACACTTTCACAAACTAATAATCCAGAGGAAAAAGAAGAATTAAATAAACAATTATTAGCTTTAGAGGACAAATACTTAGATGATAGATCTAATGCTTATAAGAAAGCAGCTACTGATATTATTAATATTGAGGAATTAAAAGCTCAAAAAATAGCAGAACTTGACGATATAATTTTAGACGGAACAAAATCACTACTTGGTGACTTATCTACTCTAAATCAGAACTATGCTCAAGATAATGAAGCAGCTCAGAAACAAGCATTTGAACAACAGAAAGCTTTTGCTACCGTTTCTGCAATAATTGATACTTACTTAGCAGCACAAAAAGCATTTACATCACAATTTATACCTGGTGATCCTTCCTCTTTATTTAGAGCACAGGTTGCCGCCGGTGTTGCAATTGCAACTGGTTTAGCACGAGTTGCAGTAATTAGATCACAACAATTTAATAATCCAAATACAGGTGGAGGTGGAGGTAGTGCAGGAGGTTCTGTTGGAGGTGGAGGTGGAGGCGGAGCAGCAGGTGGAGGCGGAGGAGGATTATTTGGTGAATTTACAGGTACTGTATTACCACCTAGATTAGCACCACCTTCAGGCGGAGGTGATAGAGCAGACACTACAGGACAATTTCAACAAGGAGGAGTAACTACACCAATTGTTCGTGCATATGTATTATCAGGTGATGTTACTGATGCTCAAACAGCAGATATTAAACTTCAACAAAAACGTAAATTATAATGAGAATAGTAGAATTACAAATAGATGATTCAATGTTATCTGGATTTGATGCCACAGCATTGGTTGAATCACCCGCTATTGAGCAAGATTTTGTAGCATTCAATAAACAACAATTTGCTGATACATTTAATGATTACCCTCAGGCAGCAGTAGATGCGGCTAAACGTGGTATTGAATTAAATAAAGAAAATAATAACAAATGTGCTACTCAGGTAGGCAAAGTTAGAGCACAACAACTAGTGAATGGAGAAAAACTGTCACTAGATACTATACAACGCATGCGTTCGTTTTTAATCCGTCAAAAGGTTAATTATGATTTAGCTATATCTCGTAAAGACTATAACGCATGTGGATACATTTCATACTTGCTATGGGGTGGAGAGGCAGCATTGCCTTGGACTGAAAAGAAATTGCGTCAAGCAGGTATTGAATTTTCAAACGTAATTAATAACGAGGGTGAATTAGAGACATTTGGTTTAGAGGATGCCTGTCAGACAGGATATAAAGCAATTGGATTAAAGGAAAAAGATGGACGATTGGTACCTAATTGTGTACCTGAGGAAAAATTCAATGATAATTTAATTGAAGAAATAATCAAAGATTCATTAAATATAAATGTATTTGGTTACCCAACTGAATATTTTTATATATGCCCAGGTGCTATATCAACATTTAAACATTTAGTATCAATGGAAATGGATGAGGATACTAAAGGTATGGTTCGTTCAGCCGCTCAAATTGCTGATAATGTTTTTGATCTAGAGGAAGATGTAATTGAAAATGGTACAACAACTCCTGAGGAAGTAGAATTAGCTTCTATCCTAATTTCAGATTTTAAAGATTTAATACTTGAAATTGATGAAATTACAGGTATGACTCATGATGTAAGTTACATGGATGGTCATTTAGAAACTATAAAAGCTTACTTACCCAAAGATGATTTTGAAATTAATGTTAACGCTTTACCTAACTACATTAATGAGGCATCAACAGGTAAAAAACGTAATTTTGCTGCTGAATTAGCAGACAAACAAATGCTAGTAGGTCCATTAATGACTCCAGGCAAATTAATACCTCGTAAAGATGAGGATACAGGTGAGGAATATCAAGTGTTCTTTAGTGCTAATACAATTGAAAAAATAGCATATAAAATGATGCAAGATAAATTAGTTGATTCAGTTAATATTGAACACGATGGTGCTCATAAAGTAGAAGATGCTTATTTAGTTGAAACCTGGATTGTTAAAGACCCAGAAAAAGACAAATCATTACTTTATGGCTTTAAACCTGTTGCTGGTGAGTGGTATGGAATGTATAAAATTGGTAACAGGCGTGTTTGGAATGAATATGTCAAAACAGGTAAAGTCAAAGGTTTTTCTGTTGAAGGATATTTTTATAACAACGTATTAACTAAAAAATAATGAATCCAGCAGATTTAGTAACGCCCCAATTAATAAAAAAACTAGATGGAGCTAAAACAATAGTAGTAGCTGGTTTTACTAAAACAGGTAAAATCACTATTTCTAATAAATTAGGCGAGATACTAGGCTATCCAGTAATTAAATCAGATGACTATAAATTTAAAGATTATGGTAAAAGATGTCTGTATGAATTTATGGGTGCTGGTTTAGCGTATTACAATGTTCGCAAACCTGTAATTATTGAGGGTGTTAAAGCATTTAGATTACTAAGAAAAGGATTACAATTAAGGTGTTTTTATCCTGATGTAATTATTAGAACAGAATGTAACGAGGCAACTATAAAACATTTTTATAGAAAAGATGGTGAGGCCGAAAAAATAGATCGTGCCATGTCATTCAATAAAGGATTAAATACAACATATGAGGATTACTTAAGGTTACTAAACGAGCCAGGTAAAATCATATATAAACGACCTAAAATTATCACATTAATCACTACATTACCACAATATGCCAATTCCAAATAGAAAACCAGGCACTCCCAAAGATGAATTCATTGCTGGGTGTATTGCAAAATTGCAAAAAGAATATCCATTAAAACAAGCAGCCGCGATATGTTATGGTCAGGCTAAAATGAAGAAAATGGACAATAAAAAACCATAATATTTATTAGTATAAAAACAAAATTTTATTAAAATATGAATAAAGAACATTTAAAAGAGTTAGTAAAAGCTCATTTTAATCTTGTTGATCATACCCCAGCGTTAACCCAGGAATTATTTGGTGAAGTATTCGATGAGAATAAAGCATTCAAAGTTATCTTCCCTGGTGATAAGCTTAAAGTAGGTGATGAGGTAACTATTGAGACTACTGAAGGACAGACGTCCTTAGCTCCAGACGGAATTCACAAACTTGCTGATGGAACCACAATTAAAACTGAAGGTTCTACAGTAACCGAAATTATCTCTGCTGATGGAAAATCAGAAGAAGAAATGGCTGCTGAAGATGGCTTAGGTTTACTTGAGGATGAAGCTAACAAAGCTGTCGAAGAAGCATTTGCTGGCCCTAAAGAAGACATTTCACAAGTTGAAGGTACTACTCCTCAAAACGCTGTAACTACTACCGACGTTCCTGTATCTGTATTGACTGGTCCAGTTGATACTGAAGCTAGACAAGAATTAGCTAAACTTAAAGAAGAAATGAAATCAATGAAAGATAAATTCGAAGAGTTCATGAAATCGCCTGCTAAAGAAAAAACTATGGTTTCTGCAGGTAAAACTAAAATGGAATCATTCTCATCTAACGGTCAAAACGACAAGCAAGCTAAAATTATGCTTGATTTACTTAAAAATAAAAAATAACCCCCAAATTAAAACAATACAATTATGTCATTAAACGTATCCGCCCTATCCGATTTTAACAACCAGATTGCTGGTGAGTTAATCATCAAGATGGTTTATGCTGGTTCAACAATGGAGTATATTACAATCCAAGAAGGTGTAAAATTCCAAGAGCCCATTAACCTTTTCGAAGTTAGTTTGTACATGCAAAACGGTACTTGTGTATCTACTGCCTCTGGTTCAGCTACATTCACTCAACGTACTATCGAGGTTTGCCCTCGTACTTCATTCGATGCATTGTGCTTGAAAGACTTAGACAAGAAATACTTAGGTATCTCTGCTTTGGCTCCAGGTTCATACAACGAAACCTTCGCTTTGGCTACCCAATACTCTGAGTTGTTGGTTAACCAATTCCAAAAAGCTAACGACCAATTCTTATGGCGTCAAGTATCAGGTTCATCTTCTACCTTCGGTGGAACTTGTGCTGTTAACGGTTTGAACGTTATCATCTCTGGTTCAACTAGTGGTGTTGTTGTTTCTTCTGGTTCATTAGCTGCTTCTAGCATTTTGGCCTCTATGGACGCTATGATCGCTACTTCAAGTGCTGATGTTGCTGACCGTGATGATTTAACTTTCTTCATGAGTGTTACTAACTTCCGCAACTACTTGACTGGTTTGCGTTTGGCTAACAATTTCTACTTCGATCCTGCTTCAGTATCTAGCCGTCCTGGTTTGTACGAAATGAAGTATCCTTTCCAACCTAACGTAACTGTAGTAGGTACTGTAGGTTTACAAGGTTCAAATCGTGTAGTATTCGGTCCTGCTAAGCAAATCGTTGCTGGTACTGACTTGATGAGTGACTTCACTGAATTCCAGTTGTGGTACGATATCAACACTGATACCTTACGTCACCGTATTTCTACCAAATTAGGTGTTAACATCGCTTACCCTGAGTTCTGGGTATCTAACGATTTAGCCTAATCATTTGTTCAACAATTTAAAATCAGAAAGATAAAATATTATGGCTACAATTTGTGACGTAACAAAAGGCTTCCAATTAGGATGCCGCGACAATACAGGTGGTTTAAAAGCTATTTACATCTTGTCTGGTTCTATTTCGACTATCAATACTGACACTTCAGGAAGTATTGCTATTAATGATAACTTTGGTACTATTACTGGTATCACAGGTTCAGGTGTGTTCTACCAATTCCAATTATTTAGACAAACATCTAACTATGGTGAAGAATTAGTAGCTACTCCTGAAAACGGTACTATTGTTTATAATCAAACAATTAATGCCGTATTCTTTAAGATGCAGCAGTCGTTAAGAAACCAAATAAGAGTACTAGCCCAAAATCCTAACTTAAAAATCATCATCGAAACCCAAAACGGAACTTCAGATGGTGAAGCACGTTGGTTCTTAATGGGCCAAGTTAATGGAGCTCAGTTGTTGAGTGGTACCTCAAATACAGGTACAGCATTCAGCGATTTGAACGGCTATAACTTGGTATTCTCAGGAAACGAACCAAACCCAGCAAGTGAGGTAAATGGTACAGCTACTACATTCAGTGGTTCATTGAGTGGTATTACTATTCAAACTTACGCTTAATTCTAAACAATAAACCAAAATGGGGGGTTACGCTTGGTGCGTGCCCCCCTATTTGGTTGAAAAGTAAAATATGCTTCAGTTAACGGTATCCCAATCGATCAATACCAATGCTGTTTACCCAACAGTAACAGCAACTAATGGTATAACACAAGTATTGCTTGACTTTACTCAATCATATGACTTTTCTAAAAAGGTTAATGTGATAGGTACTTTAGCAAATGTACCAAGTGCTACAAATCCTTGGTTAGTAATACAATTAAGTGGTTCAGTACTTCCTACAGCATCAGGTCAATATGATGTTAGTATATTTGAATTTACTCAATCTGGTACTACATTAACTTGGAGTACACAAAATACTATTTGGAATCAAACTAGTGTTACATGGGCAGGAGCAGGTGCTTTTACTAAAACTAAGTTCTTATCAACTGAACGTGCCTTTATTTCTGGATCGAATGAACATACTATAACACAATATTTATTACCATCAAATGGTGGAACATATACCACCTATAATCAGCCGTAAAATGAGTAAAAATCAAAAATATACATTTAAAACTATCCCACGTGTAAATGCCACTAACAAACGACTTAGTTTAGTTGAGCGTAAAGACCAATTTTACATTAGTTTTGGTAGTGATAATGGGTTTCCAAATAGACTAATCGACTTGATGAATTACTCATCAATTCATGGTACTTGTGTAAATGCAACCGTTGAAGCAATTGTTGGTAATGGTTTAACAAGTGATAGACCAGAAACATTAGATTTCGCAAACTACGAAAACGAATCGTGGAACGATATATTTAAAAAAGTAGCTAAAGACTTAAAATTATTTGGTGGATTTGCTTTAGAGATAATTTGGTCTAAAGACAGAACTAGAATTGCTGAAGTATATCATATTGATTTCAGTTATTTAAGAGCTAAAGAAAAGAATTTACGTGGTAAAGTACCAGGATACTATATCTGGGATGAATGGAATGGTATTAATTCTTTCGTTAATCAATCATTAGAAGATATTCCATTTTTACCCTCATATAACCCAAACAACAAATTAGAAGAACCCAATCAGCTATATGTGTATTATGCTTACCGCCCAGGTATGAAATATTATCCATTACCTGATTATGTTGGTGCTTTAAAAGTAATAGAATTAGATGCTCAAGTTGATAATTTCCACCTTAACAATATTAGTAACGGTGCTGTTCCCTCTTTGGCTATTACTACGTTTACTAACGCCAACGAAGAAGAAAGAGAAGCAATCGAAATAATGCTTCGTAATCAATATGGTGGAACAGAAAACGCTGGTTCATTAATTTATATGGATGTTGATTCTCCAGAAAATGCTCCCCTTATTACACCTATTCAATCAAATGGTACTGACGTTTATTATACAACTATAAACGAGTTAGTAACACAAAAGATATTAACTGCTCACCGCATTACATCACCTGAAATTTTTGGTATTATGACTCCAGGAAAATTAGGCGGTAAAGATGAGGTAGCAAACGCCTATTTATTATTTGTAAACACAGTAGTTAAACCATTCCAACAAGCAATTTTAGATTGTTTTGATGAAATTTTTAAAATTAACTATGGTAACGATTATATATTAGGTGTAGAACAACTTAAATTATACTCAGACGGTAAAGAAGAAGTAGACGTAGTTACTGGTACCGAATCTGAAGTAGGAGAGGATAATATACTTGAGGCACAAATCGAACGTGCTGATAG